AACCCTTCCGCAACACCAGATACACTAGCAAGAGAAACTGCTAATGCGGCCTTTGCACAAGCAAACTCTGCTAATATTCTTGCACAAGCCGCTTTCAATCAAGCAAACTCTGCTTTAGCAAACACAGGCACTTTAGTAACTGCAAATAGTTTAACACAATATAGTTTTGCAAATACCGCACTATCCACTTCAACCACGACTGGTTCTGTTGTTCTCGCAGGTGGTTTAGGTGTCACAGGCAACATTTATGCCGATGCAATTTATGATAGTGGTGTTGAAATTCTTGGGTTTGCACAAGCTGCTTTCAATAAAGCAAATCAAACTGCACAACTGGCATTTACAACTGTTGCGGCCAATGGAACAAACCTTGTTGCTGATGCAAACAACGATACATTAACAATTACTGCGAATACTGCAAATGGTATTCAAGTTTTTGCTAACGCAACCACCGATACACTTGATTTGGGTCTAAGGGCAACGGGTGTTACCGCAGGTGTTTATGGCAACTCATCAACCGCAGTAACGATTACGATTGACCAATTTGGTAGAATCACATCGGTAAGTCAAACGGCAGTAACATACACCGAAACCGACCCGCTCGCTTTGGCCTTCGCAATTGCACTAGGATAAATATTCAACTATGGCTAAACCAACTACAAGAGCACAATTTAAAGATTACTGTCTAAGAAAATTGGGACATCCAGTTATTCAAATCAATGTGGATGACGACCAAGTTGAGGATAGAATCGATGAAGCATTACAATTTTTCAATGACTATCACTATGATGGCGTGGAAAAAATTTATATGAAACATAAAATTACGGCAGAAGATAGGTCTCGCCGTTGGATTTACGCACCCGATGCCGTAACATTTGTTACTGGTGTCTTGCCGTTTGATGATTCAAACTCATCAATCAATATGTTTGACCTAAGATATCAATTGAGACTTCACGACTTGTATGACTTTACATCGGTATCTTATGTTTCATATGAAATTACAATGCAACACATTCGTTCTTTGCAACTGTTGTTTGCAGGAACACCTCAATTTAGATTCAATCGTCACATGAATAAATTGTTCCTTGATATTGATTGGGACAGAGATTTACAAGAAGGTGAATATGTTATTATTGAATGTTATCGTAAATTAGTTCCTGATACAATCACTTTAACTGGAACAGTAACAGGTAACACATCATCAAATACTCTTATTGGGTATGGCACAATTTTTGACCAAGAAGTTTTAGAAAATGATTTTATAACAATTGGTAACGAATCGAAACAAATTCGTAATATTAACTCACCGTCTCAAATTACTTTGGTTGGTCCAATGAGTTTAAATGTGGATAATGTGACAGTAACATTGTCTGGTGTTTCAGATGTTTGGAACGACCGATTCTTAAAAAAATATGCAACTGCATTAATTAAGAGACAATGGGGAAATAATTTGAAAAAGTTTGGCGGTGTTGCTTTACCTGGTGGTGTCACATTAAATGGTAAAGAAATCTATGATGAAGCGGAAGAAGAAATTAAATCAATCGAAGAAGATATGTTTAATTTCAATAGTCTACCAAGCGAAATCTTTACTGGATAATGATGAATGCCTACCAACTTCTACTTCAATAATTTTCCTGCTGAACAAATAACCTCAGAGCAGTTGCTCGTTGAGGATTTGGTCATTGAATCGATGCAGATTCATGGCATGGATGTTTATTATCTTCCAAGAACAGTAAGAAGTGGAAATGAAATAGATTATCTTTATGGTGAAGATACTATTAAAGAATACTTGACCGCTTACCCAATTGAAATGTATTTGGAAAATGTAACTGGTTTTGATGGTGAAGGTGACTTTGTATCAAAGTTTGGTCTTGAAGTCAGAGATGAAATTCAAATGTTGGTATCACGCCGTAGGTTTAAATATGCTACCGGTGCATCTAACTTGCCAAGACCCAGAGAAGGTGATTTAGTTTTTGTTCCTCTCACTCGTAGTTTTATGGAAATCATGTTTGTAGAACATGAAAACGACCAAGCAATGTTTTATACATTAGGTCGTGGCAGAGGCGGCAATGTTTATTTGTATGCTTTAAAAATGAAAGAGTTTGTATTTTCAAATGAAAAAATACAAACGGGCATTGATGAAATCGATTCTAACATCCGTGATTACTATACAAGAAGTCAGTTAACCATGTCTCTTTCTACTGGCGCAGGAACTTATACGCCAGATGAAATTGTGTTTCAATCTCCCGACAGGACTCTTGCAAATGCAACTGCACAGGCAACTGTTCACACTTGGACAAGAACTGCATCTGCAAGAACATTGGATGTTTATCGTGTAATGGGAACTTTTGCAAATGCATCAAATACTATTGGTGCAACTTCAGGTGCTTACTACACAACATCAGGTACAATTAATGACGATGCGTTTGATAACAATGCATTTGAGAATATTATTGACAATACTAGAATTCAAACTGAAGGCGATTCTATTATCGACTTCACAGAAGTTAACCCATTTGGTGAAGCATAATGTTAGGTAATGCACATTTTTACAATCGTTCAATTCGCAAAATTGTTGTTGCGTTTGGCACACTTTTCAATGATATTTACCTACAAAGGTATAATAAATCTGGCGCAACTTCATATGAAAAGTTTAAAGTTCCTCTTTCATATGGTTCAAAAGAAAAATACATAACAAAAATTACACAAGACCCAACATTTACAAGGTCTATTAATACTGTTATTCCTAGAATTTCTTTTGAAATGACTGGTATATCATACGATTCAGGAAGAAAACAAGTTACCACAATGCAGAATTTTAATCAAACTGCAACTGGTATTAAATCTCAATATGTTCCTGTTCCTTACGACTTCAATTTTTCAATGTCAATTTATGTGAGAAATACGGAAGATGGAACACAAATCGTAGAACAAATTTTACCGTTTTTTACACCAGACTTTACTGTTTCAGTTAATTTTATTAATGAAATGGGAAGAAAATATGACATGCCAGTTATTCTAAATTCTGTTAACACCACAACAGATTATGAAGGCGATTTTTCTTCTACAAGACTTATTTTGTGGGATTTAGAATTTACAGTTAAATCATTTTTATGGCCACCAGTTAAATCAGATGTTGGTTTAATTGGAGATGCATATGCAAATACCTCTGCAAATGGAGGTATTTCGTATGGTCGTGCATTTACAAATATTTACAATGAACCAGGTGATAGAATAACACAACAAGTTACCGTAGATTATGCAAACGGAAATAATTATTTTACCACAGGTGAAACTATTAGAGTGGAGAGTTACGGAGAAATTACAGGTAAAGTAGTTTATTTCAGTAACAGTAATACAGGTACTTTAATTATAGGTGACTTAACTAAGACACTTGAAGCAAATAATGTCATTCGTGGTGATTACAGTAGAGCAAAATATACAATTACCTCAGTAGAAAAAGCGCCTATTAAAGTGGTTCAGATTGTCACTACCGCAGTTCCACAAGATAGTGACCCTGATGATGAATTTGGATTTGCTGAAACAATTACTGAGTGGCCCAATATAACATGAAAAAATTGAATGAAAAATTATCTGAAGCACTAGACATTGAACCTATCGAATTTGAAATTGTAGAACTTGTTGTCGATAATACTACACCTGTTGTCGTAGATACAACACCTACAAATGGCGCAGTAGATGATGATGCAAATTTTGCCAGATGCAATATTCGCAGTCTAATTGAAAAAGGTAATCAGGCAATGGATGATTTGTTGAATGTTGCAAAAGCATCCGAACATCCTAGAGCTTACGAAGTGGCTGCCGGATTAATCAAAAACTTGGCAGACTTGAACAAAGATTTATTAGAAATACAAAAACGCCGTAAAGACTTATCGCCACAAGAAGCATCATCCGTTAAAAATGTCAATGTAGATAAGGCAGTATTTGTAGGTTCAACCGCTGAATTAGTTAAACTTTTAAAAACGAATAAATAACACACTATGGAAATTTTAATCGAAATGATGCGTAAGGTTCTTGCAGACCATTATGCATTTCAACTCAAAGCACACAACTATCATTGGAATGTGGAAGGTTCAAACTTCCCACAATACCATGAGTTTTTTGGAAATTTATACGAAGAAGTTTTTGGTGCAGTAGACCAAATTGCCGAAGAAATTCGTGCATTAGATGCTTACGCACCAGGTTCGTTTTCAAGGTTTTTAGAACTTACCGACATTGAAGATGAACTTTCAATTCCAAGTGGAGTTGAAATGGCACGCCGTTTAATGGCAGACAATCAAAAAATTCTCGCAACACTTAATATGGCATTTAAACTTGCAGATGAATTAGACCAACAAGGTTTGGCAGACTTCATTGCAGGTCGTATCGATGCACATAAGAAACACGGATGGATGCTTCGTAGCATTACAAAATGAGTGATGGATATCTTGGTAATGATAATCTAAAGCGAATCGGTGTAGAACTACAATACACCGAAGAGCAGGTTAAGGAAATTATAAAGTGTTCCGAAGACCCAATTTATTTTATTAGAAATTATGTAAAGATTGTCAATGTGGACAGAGGTCTTGTCCCTTTTGAAATGTGGAACTTTCAAGAGGATATGGTTCACACATTTCACAACAATCGATTCTCTATCTGTAAAATGCCTCGACAGGTTGGTAAAACAACAACTGCCGCAGGTTACATGTTATGGTCGGTTCTTTTCCAAGAAAACTACAATATCGCAATTCTTGCCAACAAAGGTTCTCTCGCTAGAGAAATTTTAGGTCGTATTCAATACGCTTATGAATACCTTCCTTTGTGGTTGCAACAAGGCATCAAAGTTTGGAACAAAGGTAACATTGAACTAGAAAATGGTTCGAAGATTAATGCATACGCCACATCTGCCGCAGGTGTTCGTGGTGGTTCTTACAACTTAATCTTCCTTGACGAATTTGCTTTTGTGCCAAAAAATATGGCAGATGAATTCTTCACATCGACTTACCCGGTTATCTCATCTGGTAAAACTACCAAAGTTATCATCGTATCCACACCATACGGATTGAATCACTTCTACAAAATGTGGGTCGATGCATCTGAGGGTCGTTCTTTATACAAACCATTGGAGGTCCATTGGTCCATGGTTCCAGGTCGTGATGAAAAGTGGAAAGAAGAAACGATACGAAACACTTCAGAAGAACAATTTAGGCAAGAGTTTGAAACTGAATTTATTGGGTCATCGGCAACACTTATTTCAGGTGCCAAACTTAGAAGTCTGGCGTTTTTTGACCCAATCTACCAAGAAGAATGTTTCGATATCTATGAACAACCAAAACCAGGTAGATTGTATATTTGCACAGTAGATTGTTCAGAAGGTGTTGGCGGTGACTATTCAACAGTTAATGTCGTAGATGTTACCGAAACGCCATACAAACAAGTTGCAAAATACAGAAATAATAAATTACCTTTATTGTTTTTCCCAACTATCGTTTATTCGATAGCAAGAAGGTTCAATGAAGCATATGTTTTGATTGAGACAAACAACATTGGCCAACAAGTTGTTGACATTTTACACTATGATTTGGAATATGAAAACATCTATAAACTAGAACACCATCATATTAAAGGGCAAAGTATTTCTGGCGGTTTCAAAAGGTCTACAAGTTTCGGTATCAAAACTACCAAATCTGTCAAAAAGATTGGTTGTGCAAACTTAAAGACACTTGTGGAATCTGATAAATTGATTATTCGGGACTTTGATACTATTGCCGAAATGAATACTTTTGTTCGTGTGAGAGATTCTTATCAAGCCGAAGAAGGTAATAATGACGATTTGGTGATGGGTCTTGTTTTGTTTTCTTGGTTAACTGCACAATCATATTTCAAAGATTCAACAAATATAGATATTCGTAAGGTTCTTTTGGAAGAACAAAACTTGCTTGGAGAAGAAGAACTTACACCAGTTGGAATCATTGATGACGGAAGAAAAGAAGAAGTTATTATCGATTCTGGTGATGTTTGGACCGAAAGAGGTTACTTTACCTCAAGCTTATAAAAAACTAAATAGACAATAAAACGAATTCTATCCTATAACAAAAGGAGAAATCCATGGCATTTCAGCTCTCACCAGGAATAAATGTATCAGAAATTGACCTGACAACAGTTATTCCATCTGGCGCTACTTCGGTTGGCGCTTTTGCAGGTCCTTTTGCTTGGGGTCCAGTCGGCGAAATTACTACAATTTCAGACGAAACTAAACTTGCCTCTACATTTGGCAAGCCTGATTCAACAAATTATGAACACTGGTTCTCTGCAGCAAACTTTCGTGCTTATTCAAACAACTTAAAAATTGTCCGTTCTTTTGGCGCCGCAACTAGAAATGCGGTAGCAAATGGTTCGGCAGTATTAATTAAAAACGATGACGATTGGTTAGACAACTATTCGAACGGTGCAAACACTTATGGTGAATTTGCCGCAAGATTCGCTGGCGCAATCGGTAATACACTAAGAGTTTCGATGGCAGACGCCAATACCTTTACTGGTTGGACATATGCTTCACAATTCACAAGTGCTCCAAGCACATCTACATACACAACAAATCAAGGTGGTTCACTTGATGAACTTCACATTATTGTTGTTGACGAAGATGGTAGATTTAGTGGAACAGCAGGCACAATATTAGAAAAATGGCCATTTGTTTCAAAAGCTGCCGATGCAAAAGACGATAGTGGTAATTCAATTTATTACAAGAATGTAATTGCTAACAAATCAAAATATGTTCACTGGATGTCTCATCCAACAGCAAACGGTCTTGCTGCATATTCAAATACCACTTCTAATTGGGGTAGCGATGCAACTTCTATTAACTTTGCAAACTTAACTTCAAATGTAACAGTTTCTCTAACTTCAGGTGCAGATGGAACTATTAGTGCAGCAAATAATATTACTGCGTTCAATCAATTTGCTAACGCAGATTCAGTAGATATTTCCTTAATCTTAACAGGTCCTGGTGCAAATACAGTTAGCGCAAGTTTGATTTCTTTAGCAGAAACAAGAAAAGATTGTATTGTATTCTTCTCTCCTGCAAAATCAGATGTTGTTGACAATAGTGGAAACGAAGCCGCAGCTTGCGTAGCACAAGCAACAAGTATCGGTTCTTCTTCATACGCATTTATGGATTCTGCATGGAAGTATCAATACGACAAATACAACGATGTTTATCGTTGGGTACCATTAAACGGTGATACTGCCGGTTTATGTGCCAAAACAGATATTGAAAGAGACCCATGGTTCTCTCCAGGTGGTTTAAACCGTGGACAAATTAGAAACATCATTAAGTTGTCTTGGAATCCAACCAAAGCAAATAGAGATACTCTATATGTTAAAGGTGTAAACCCTGTTGTAACATTCCCAGGTGAGGGCACAGTTTTATTTGGCGACAAAACATTGTTAAGTAGACCAAGTGCATTTGACCGTGTCAATGTTCGCCGACTATTCATTGTCCTTGAAAAAGCAATTGCAAGAGCGGCAAGATTTTCAATGTTTGAATTTAATGACCAATTCACCAGAGCCCAGTTTGTTGCTTTAGTAGAGCCTTACTTGCGTGATGTGCAAGGTCGCCGAGGCATCACAGACTTTAGAGTTGTTTGTGATGAAACAAATAATACCGGTGAAGTAATTGACCGTAACGAATTTGTTGGTGACATTTACATTAAACCTGCTCGCTCTGTTAACTTTATCCAACTCAACTTTGTTGCGGTTCGCACTGGCGTATCCTTCGAAGAAGTAGTTGGAAGGTTTCAATAAATAAGAGAACAGGAGAACTATAATGGCATTTAGCGTAAACGAATTTAGAGCACAGATGCAAGGTGACGGTGCTCGTCCAAACCTTTTCGAAGTTTCTGTTCCTTTTCCTCAGTTTTCTTCACCAGGAAACGCACCAACAAAACTTACATTCATGTGTAAGACTGCACAACTACCAGGTTCAACGGTAGGTGTTGTTCCGGTGCAATACTTTGGTCGTGAACTGAAGTTTGTGGGAAATAGAACCTTCGCAGATTGGACAATCACAGTTATTAATGACGAAGATTTTGTTGTTCGCAACGCCTTTGAAAGATGGATGAACGGTATTAATAGTCACGGATTCAATATTCGTAACCCATTAGCACTTTCACCATTAGGTTATTCAGTAGATGCTGAAGTAACTCAATTTGGTAAACAAGGCAATGCTCTGAAAAAGTATAAATTCATAGGTATATTCCCAACGGATATTACACCTATTGATGTTGATTGGGGTTCAAACGACACTATTGAGGAGTTTTCTGTCACTCTCACCTATCAATGGTGGGAATCTGAAGCAGACGGTGTAGTGTAAGGAGAAAGGCTTCGGCCTTTCTCTATTTTATAGGATGATTTTTAATGGCAATTAAACTTTTTGGCTTCACCCTAGGTAAACAAGACATTGTTCAGGTCCAACCACCCGAACAGCCCTCCTTTACTCTCCCAAATGAAGCAATCGATGATGGTGCAGTCACCATCACATCTAATCCCTATTATGGCACATATGTTGACCTAGAGGGAGCGGTTCGCAACGAGCTCGAATTAATCACTCGCTATCGTGAAATGGCTAATCATCCAGAGTTGGAGATGGCTATTGACGATATCGTTAACGAAGCAATCACACACGATGTTACAGGTAGAACTGTTAACATTGTTTTGGATAAACTAAAACAACCAGACGCAGTTAAAAAGAAAATCTCAGAAGAATTTGAGAATGTTCTTAAAATGCTCAACTTTGGTAATCTGTCTGACGACCTTTTCAAAAGATGGTACATTGACGGCAGAATTTATTACCATGTAGTTGTCGATGAATCTAAACCTAAAGAAGGTAT